AATCAGCTCATGAGCAACATGGGACTGATGGTCCTCGACAAGGATGATGATTTCGATTCAAAGCAGTTCTCGTTTTCTGGTCTGAACGAAATAAGTCAATCTCAAATGATGGACATTGCAGGATGCGTAGAAATGCCGGTTACAAAGCTGTTCGGGCGATCACCGGCTGGAATGAATGCAACCGGCGAGTCAGATATGCAGAATTACGAGGACACACTGGCCGGGCGAAAAGAATCGCACTTACGGCCTGCCCTGGATAAAGTGTTCCCCGTGATCGCACTGTCAACGTGGGGCATGATTCCCGATGACTTTGATTACACGTTCAAGCCGTCGCGGACATTGACCAACCAAGAGCGGGCAGAACTAGGCGACAAGAAGAGCAAGTCCATCAACGATTCGTACACTTCGGGACTGCTCACTAAGGCACAGGCTCTCATGGAACTGCAGCAGCTTGAGGACGAAACCGGCATGTTTTCGAATATCACCGATGAGGATGTTGAGGCGGCGAAGAATGAAAAGGCTCCGTTGCCGCCGGAGATGGATCTCGATGAATTGATGGGCAAGAAGCCTGTGGAGGTAGAGCAGTAATGGACATCCAGAACTTAACCGATGCTGCAAAAGTGCAAACAGGAAATCATCCTGATTATGTCCGCACCTCTACTGGCAAATACATCAAACGTACTCAAGCCTGTTTCATGCTTCAACAGCATGACACGCTGAAAGATATCTCACGATCAAGCGATGGGGTAGTCTACAAGCGCGAAGTATCCGGGCAACTCAGAAGGCTGACGCCGAAGAAATCGAAATGAAGAAAAAGCGCAAGCCGACAACAAACCAGCAGATAAACTTTGCTAATCCAAAGATGCCATATGAGCAGTGGAGATTGTGGCTGTTCTTGCATGATATGTACGTTGGCAGCTTGAAAACCATTGTGAGGGATCAATCATGACCATGGACAGTGGAGCATAAATTAAAGTGTGTCACGTGGAACAAAAAAGGAAACCAGACTGCATCGTATGTGGTGAGGATGCCGAACTTTCACCGGAAGTTGAATGGGAAGAGGGCGATGAGTTTATTTGCCATAAATGCAACGAAGAGCTGCGATTGCCATGAAATATACGGACTGGCAGACAAAGCGTCGCCTTGAGATTGAGTACCAGGAGTCATTGAACCAGCTGGTAGGTAACTTCTTCAAGAAGCTGCCGCACCTGAAGGTTGTCTATCCAAATGACATCATGACCGCGTTCAAGGACTACTGCCAGAACGGTAATTTCTCAAAATATGTTCTTGCTGCAACATCCAGAATGGCAACGGGCCTGTATGTCGATTCAGCGAGAACATGGCGCGAAGCAGCGCGTAAAGGTATGCAGGGGCCTAAAATATTTGAGCTGCTGAAAACAGAACTTGACGGTCCGGTGGGAGTGCGCGTTAAGGAAATCATCACTCAGAATGCCATGCTGATACAGTCATTACCTGATGACGTTGCCTCTGATGTTACACGGTTCATTCAGCAGGAGACAGCAAAGGGACTCCGGGCGAAAGAGATACAGTCTGGGCTAAAGTACATGCCGAGCATGGATGCCATGCGCGAAAAAGTATCAGAACTCACAACGGCTCGCATTGCATTGATTGCCAGAACAGAAACGAGCAAGGCGTCAACGGCGCTCACCAGGGCAAGGTCTGAGATGATCGGCTCAGATTGGTATATATGGCGCACCAGCAAGGATGCGCGGGTCCGCGACTCTCACCGGATCATGGACCGAGTGATCGTATCATGGACTGATGCGCCGAACCCTGAGCGGATAGCGGGGGTCAAGAGCAAGCTGGGAGCTTATCATGCAGGAGATGCCCCAAATGATCGTTGTTATCCAGAGCCAATCATAAGCATCAATCGCGTCTCATGGCCTGCAAAGGTACATGCTTCTGGGCGTATCGTCACCATGACACAATCTGGTTTCATGAGATTCGCAGGGATGGAGAGTCGTCAGGCGGCATGATGGCATCTTATATCGAGTTTCTTGTGTTTCTTGTCTTTCGTGACTGTACGATTTTATATCATAAGAGCATAATCACGGTATAGGCATGATGACCGAAGAGAAAAAAAAGAAGATCATAGAGGCACTTAAAGCGCTCGAAGGTGCAAAGAAGATGTTGCTTGATGCGTTGAAGTAGACCACCAAAACTTAATAGTTCCTTACCTCTCAAGAACACACGAGAACAAAAGGCTGATTTATGCGAAAGCATAGTTCAGCCTTTTTTATTTTAATCACATGCCAAGGAGGGCAAAAAGAAATGAAAAGGTTATCTGTTTTTATGCTGTTTGTTGTAGCGGTCATGATGATCATGGCCCCTGTCGCATTTGCGCTTGATACAAGCGCAATGGTGAACATCAAAAACAGTGGTGATCCATGCCTGAATCCGAATGTGGCAAAGAGCAGTGCGGTGATCAGCTTCGCAACATCCACGCTCGGCACCGCTGCAACGGGAACGGTCATTACCGGAGTTACCAGCAAGTCCATCTATGTCTGCAATATCGCAACAACGCTCACGGGTACTTCTGCCTCGCTCAATACTTTCAAGCTCATAAGCGGGACCACGACGACCACCGCGTGCGATGTATCGGCGGCAACACTTACTGGGCTGATGGGTGCTCTGGGCGCAAACTCCGTCGCTGGTGTTTCTCATATCATCGGATACGGCGGCACGATTCTTAAAACCACGGCCAGCCATAACCTATGCACCACGACCACCGGATCATTGACCGGAACAATTACCTACGTTCAACAGTAGTTCCACGGGGAACAAAAAATGGGCCAGGCATATTTCGCAACTCGCATATCAGAGAACATCAGCAAGACACCAGAGGGATATCTTCTGTGCCTTGCCGTTCCCGTTGCGCGTACAGGCTGGCAGGATTACCTGGGTAGAGAGCTGGTAACCGATGGAAGTCTGGAATCAGGGAAGGTCTACAAGGTATTCAGGAGCGAAGCCGAGGTTTTCGCCCCGGCGTCTCTTGCGAGTTACGAGGGAAAATCCACAACCGATGGACACCCTGCGGAATGGCTGAATACAAACAATGACGCGGCCTATAGCAAGGGGCATGGACAGAACGCCCGGCGCGGTGAAGGCGATGAGAGCCAGGCCGCAGTCTGTGACCTGATTTTCAAGGACGCAGTGCTTATCAGCAAGATCGAGAACGGATTGCGCGAGGTTTCGTGCGGCTACAACTGTGAGTATGTCCCGCAATCAGATGGAACGTTTTTGCAGACAAACATCAGGGTCAACCATATCGCAGTCGTAGGGACAGGACGCGCTGGGGATCGAATAGCAATCAAAGACGAATTACCAGAACAACTTAAAAAAGGAGGGTTTTCAACAATGACAGCGAATCAAAGAATTAAGCACATCATGGCGCTCGGCCTCAAGGCGTTTGCGAAAGATGCTGAGCCCGCAGACGTGGCTGCAACCATGGAGGCCATGAAAGAAGGCGGCAAGGACGATGATCGCGGCGACTGGAACCATGACGAAGAGGCGAAGAAGGCAGCTGCCGCGAAGATCGTAGCGGACAAGGCCGCAAAAGACGCCGAGGAATCAGCCGCTTCCGAAGCAGCAGAAGCGAGCGCAATCACGGCCCTTGCGGACCGCTTGACCAAGATCGAGGCGACCCTTGCGCAGCTCGTGAAGACCGATGAGGAAGCCCACGAGGAATCAACATCACTGGATGCGCTCGAAAGCGAACTGACAAAGCCTGCGGGAGACTGCGCAGCTAAAGATGCAGATGCGAAGGCCGCAGAGGAAAAAGCAGCTAAGGATGCCGAATCCGCGAAGATCATCGAGCCTGAGAAGCAGATAGGCGATGCGGAACTGGAGAAGAAGGAAGATGCCAAGGGTGCCGACACGAACGCGGCCATTCTCGCCGGTATTCGCGCCATGAAGCCGGTGATTGCGGCCATTGCGGACCCCGTTGAGCGCAAGCGGGCAACCGATTCACTGACAGCAGCTTTCCGCGCCCAGGTAGCAGCAAAGACCGAGGATAAAGCGACGACCTATGCAAAGCTCGGCACGGCGAAGAAAGCAAGTGATGAGCAGATCAAGACCCAGGCAGTAAGAGATCTCGAATACGGTCGGCAGCTCAAGGAAAAAAGACACCGGCAGATGTAAGCCGGAAACACTTTAAACCAAGGAGGGACACAAGATGCCCGGAACAGCAATAGGAATCCAGATGAATGCGGGATATCCCGGTTCATTCGCTCGCAGCGGCGATACGGTTATCGCAGCTCGGGAAGTAAGAGGTGCAGATGCAACAGGCCCGAATTTTGGCGCGGCCCTTATCCTGAACGATGACAACACCTATTCGGATTTGGCAGTGGCGAAGGCAAGAAGCGCAACCTGCGATATGACCACTTTCGCCGGTATCGCGGCACGCGAGGTCAAGACTTCGACCACGTTTTACCCGTCACAGTCAACGGGCAACTATGCGCCTGGTCAGGTATGCGACTGCATCGAGCGCGGCGGCGTGTCCGTTGTCTGCCTCGTAGGTACCCCGAAGGCAGGCGGTAAAGTCTATCTTCGACACACCCTCAATGGTGGAATCCCAGCGGGTGTGGTGGGAGGTCTGGAAGCCAACTCAGATGGCGGCAACTCGTTTGAGTTGACGAACTGCAAGTGGGCGAACGGATATATTGACGCGAACAAAGTAACCGAGCTGGCAATTCTCAGCCGGAATATGCCGTAAGGAGGGCAAGAACGAAATGATACCCAAAGCGACAGATAATCAGTTTGCAAAAGCGGCTCTTGATGCCGCAATGGGAGGTATCCAGGGAACAGCCATGGACGCCGCCATAGCCGGGGGACTTGCCTTCCTGCAGTCAGAACTGGAAAAGCTCGATCCGAAGGTAAGGGAACCGCTGCACAGCGAGACGTGGGATCGCGATATCGTCGCCAAGACCGGCGGCGGTTTTGTGGATTTCACCAGCAACATGTTCGTTGACTACCAGACCAGCGGCCCCAATATGTTCGGCCTCATGGGTGGTCAGACCAACAACGTGCCGATCATGCAGGCGAACCTGAGCAAAGACGTGTTCCCGGTGTTTCCGTGGGCGTCCATCATGAAAGTTCCTTATGTGGACATGATGAAACTTCAGAACGCGGGCCGCTCCCTTGAGGACCTGCTCAACAAGGGCGTCAAGCTCAACTGGAACAAGAGCCTTGACCAGATGGTTTATGCCGGATTCGGTACTGCCACGGGACTGCTGAACAGCGCCGACATCTCGTACAGCTCCGCAGATAAGAAGTGGTCAGATGTGGACTGCACGCCGATTGACATCCTG